CCGCGTCAAGGGGCGGCGGGAGGGGTACGACTGGTGAGAGGGGGTAGGGAGGAAGCACACTTCACCGAAACTCGAATTTCGGTGAAGCGGGGGGAGTGGACACGGGCGGAAGGCCGCGCGTAGCTTGGGGGCTGTCACCCCGCGCAGACCCCGCCCCGAGATCGCATCAACAGGGCTGGTAGCCGGCGGGGTGGCGCAGCGCCAAGACGGAACACGCGGCACACCGGCGGCAACAGGTGGTTCTCCGAAATGACGTTGTGACCCCCGACGAACGCGCCCGCGAGGGCTTGCGGTTCTCCCCCACAACGACCAGCACCGGAGCGACCCCCCCATGCCTGACATCATCCTCGGCGTCCCGAGCAGCATCCTTTCGCTCAACCAGAAGGGGCTCATCGAGCGCGCCTTCCACGACGGCCTGTTCCCCAACCTCGCGTTCCGCGCAGAGGCGATGCCCGAGGAGTGGCCCGCCAACACCGGCACGCAGCAGTTCCAGACCCGGCCGGGCCTGCTCACCCCGCGGGTCAAGCCGATCGCGCCGGGCACGGACCCGCAGGGGCAGTCGGTCACGTACGAGCAGTGGGTCGCGCAGCTCGCGCAGTACGCCGACAGCGTCGACACCCACATCCCGACGAGCGTGACGTCGTCGGCCAACATGTTCCTCCGGAACATCAAGCAGCTCGGCCTGCAGGCGGGCCAGTCGGTCAACCGCGTCTCCCGCAACGCGCTCTTCCAGGCGTACCTCAGCGGGCAGACCGTGACGATCGGCACGCTCGTGAGCGGGGCCACGCAGGTCCGCGTCGCCGCCCTCAGCGGCTTCACGGACGTCGTGATCCCGGGGGGCAACGTCGCCCCGCAGACCGTCTCGAGCGCGTACCCGCTCCCGATCACGATCGGGACCGGCACTGCCTCGTTCTCCAACACCGTCATCGGGTACATCCCGGACGACCAGGACGACACGAACGGCCCCGGCACGCTCACGCTCGGCACGGCCATCTCGGCCGGGCAGGCCACCACGACGGTGCGGCTCACCGTCAAGAGCGCGTACGCGCCGCGCGTCGTGCGCTCGGCGCCGGGCGACAGCGTGGACGCGATCGGCCCGGGCGACTCGATCACACTGCAGCAGTGCATCAACGCGGTCGCGTTCCTGCGCCGGGCGAGCGTGCAGCCGCACGACGACGGCTTCTTCCACGCGCACCTGTCGAGCCTCGGCAACGCGCAGTTCTTCGCCGACCCCGTGTTCCAGCGGCTCAACCAGAGCTTGCCCGAGCACGTGATCTACAAGCAGGGCTTTATCGGGACGATCTCGGGCATCATGTTCATCATGAACAACGAGGCGCCCGAGGAGTACAACAGCGGCAACCTCGTCGCGACGAGCGGGCTCGGCTACTACGCGGACGAGCTGGGCGGCGAGGTCGCCAACGGGAGCGGTGTGCAGATCGGCCGCGTCCTCATCACCGGCAAGGGGTCGATCTACGAGCGGTACCTCGACGAGTCGCAGTACGTGACCGAGGCCGGCACGCTCGGCAAGATCGGCGAGTTCAACGTGCAGAACAACGGCCTGCAGATCCTGACGGAGCGCATCCGGCTCATCCTGCGCGCGCCGATGGACAAGTTGCAGCAGACCGTCACGACCTCGTGGAGCATCAGCACGAGCTTCCCGACGCCGAGCGACATCACCGCGCCGAGCGGGCCCGAGAGGTACAAGCGGGCCATCATCTGTGAGTTCGCCAGCGGTTAGACTTGACTTTTGAGACTCTCCCGAAATAGTCTCAGGAGATGTCGAAGAAGCAGGTCTACAGCGCGAACGACTGACGGTCGACCCGGCAGCGCGAGCCCCCTGACCCCCCGAGTGGGAGTCGGGGGGCTTCGCTTTGTGCGGTCGGCGGGGCTCGAGCCTCGTCGCAGTGGCGTGCTCGCCTGCGCGCGTGTAGCCTCGGCGGTGGAGGCGTGAAGCGATGGCAAGGAACCTACCCAAGCAGATCAACGACCAACCGGAGCCCGGGCAGCCCGTCGTGGGCGAGGTGCCGCCGCTCAAGGGCGGCACGCTCGGCGTGACGACCACGCAGACCCGGGCGTCCGCGCTGCCCGCGACGATGGGGCGGCAGCCGGTGGACGCACGGGCCGCGACAGGGCGTCAGTACAAGGTGACGGCGGCGCCGAACCTCGTCACGTACCCGGGGCAGGGAAAGACGCGGCTGCCAGTCGGCAAGATCGTGAGCGACGCGAGCTGCGACCTCGACGTGCTGAGGCGGCAGGGGGTGGAGCTGCAGGAGATCGCGCGGCCTCTGGTCGCGGAGTGCCGCGACGGCGAGCCCGCCAAGGCCGGCGAGGTCGCGTAGGCGAAGGAGGTCGGCGTGATCACCGAGGAGGAGAAGGTCCGCTGCAGGCACCACACGGGCTACCTCGGGGTGGCCGAGCAAAGCACGTTCAGCCTCGGCGTGCCGGCGGGCGTGCAGACGCAGTTCGTGGTCGAGGGGGCGATGAAGCGCCTGCTGCCGCAGAGCGAGCCGGAGTTCCGCCGGCACCTGCAGATCCTCGACGACCACGAGCGGCAGATCCTCGAGAACATGCCGAACGTCGCGGCGAGCGAGGTCGGATCGATCAAGGTCAACCCGAAGGCGTTCCGAGAGTTCGTCCGGCAGTACCGCTACTGGGTGGGCAGCCTGTGCAACCTCCTGGGGTGCGTCGCCAACCCCTACGACCAGCGGTACATGCAGTGGAACTCGGCGGGCGGCGGCGTCAACGTATCGGTGACGGGATAGGAGACGGGCGATGAGGATCGTGGCGGCGATGATGGTGGCGGCGCTCTGCGGGTGCATCAGCAGCGCGCCGGTCGTGCCGGTGACCCCGGCGAACCAGCAGCAGGTCTCGATGTGTCAGCAGGACGCGCTCCTGCACAACGGCTTCATCATCGGCGACTTCGTGGTGGGCGGCGCCACGAGCGGGCTCGCCGGAGTGTCGGCCGGGCTCGCGCCTGGCAGCGCGAAGACCGACATGGCGATCGTCGCGGTGGGCCTAGGCGCGCTCACCGTCACGGGGGCGGCGATCGCGGGCTACGCCGCGAGCAACTTCGCCAACTCGAACTGCTCGTCCGTGGTCGGGGCGCTGCCCGCGGCGCCGGTGCCGATGGTGAAGGACGGCGCGAGGTAGCGCCGTGGCGTGCCAGTGGTGCGGCCGGGAGGGGTGTGCGGGGCGGTGCCCGGACGCGCCCGAGCTGCCGCCCGCGGAGAGCGACGCCTGCGACTGCGGGTGCGGCCGGCCGCGCGCCGAGTGCGTCGCGCCCACCGGCTACCGGCGCTCGCGCGCGATCCGGCCCCTCGCGCCCGGGCAGGCGGGCAGGAGCCTCGCCAGCCGGCTCGCCCCGGTCGCAGACAACCTGCGCCAGCTCAACACGACCTTCGGCGTCCGGCCGTACCGGGTCTTCCTGACGTGGACCCGGTGGGAGGGGACGGAGACTGGCGAGGGGTACGAGGTGCTCAAGCAGCGGATCGAGCTCTTGCCGACGCCTCTCGTGAAGGAGAACATGCGCTATGCCCCGTGGCACGGGGGCGTGCTGCAGGAGGGGGCGATCGACGTGAGCGAGGTGTCGGTCGTCGCGTACACCGAGGACATCCTGCGGGGGCTCGACCCCAAGCTGATCCCGGGCCTCGACCTGATGGGGGCGAACCCGACGATCCCCGAGCCGTGGGACTTCTTCTACGAGGTCGTGCAGGACGGCAGGGGCGGCAAGATGCCAGAGCGCCCGCGGTTCCGGCTGAACGGGTGCCCGTTCTTGAAGGCGGACTCGCAGGAGTGGGTGATGACGCTCGAGCGCACGAGCCGCCAGCGCACGCGCAAGGACCGGTCGGTGTTCGGCCCGCCCGAAGGGCCGCGATGATCTTCCGCATCGACCAGTCGGGGGCGCTGAAGGCGCACCTGTCGGGCAAGATCGGGCGAGCGGTGTCGGACGGGGTGCTGAGCGCGGGCATGCGGCTCGTGCAGGTGATCAAGGGCGAGCTGATCCCGGCCGAGGACCCGCAGCCGGTCGACCAGAAGACGTACCGGGACGCGTGGCAGTGCGCCGCGACGACCGGGGGGGCGGACGTATTCAACGACGCCCCGCACGCCGTCGTGATCGAGTACGGCGCGCGCGCGGAGAAGATCAAGATCGGCGCCAAGATGATCCAGGCGCTCGCGGAGTGGGTGGTGCGCAAGGGTTTGGTCGGCGGGGGGCCGGGGAGCCACCAGAGCCGCGCGCTCGAGGACGAGGCGCAAAGCATGGCGTGGGCGATCGCGAAGAGCATGGCAGGCTTCGGCGAGCACGGGCGCTACCCCCGGCACGGCATCTTCAACCGGGACGACGAGCGGGGCGGGCTGCGCATCGCCGAGAAGGCGGGCGCCCGCCTGCCGGCGATCCTCAAGGAAGAGATCGCGGTAGAGATCCGAAGCGCGTTAGGCTGAGGGCATGCCCAACGACGTCGACCTCGGGCCCTCGCTGACGAAGCTGATCAAGGGGCGACTCTACGGTCAGGTGTGGCCGGCCCGCCCGAGCCCGCAGGGGCCGTCGGTCGACGGGCGCACGGTCGCGCTGAGGACGCTGGCCAAGTACGTCGCGGCGCTGACGTTCTGGCGCCCCGGCGCGGCGCTGCCCGGGGGCGGGAGCGGCCCGGCGATCCCGTTCAAGATCCCGACCGAGCACTTCTTCATCGAGATGCCGGACAACACCCGCAATATGCCGTTCCCGTGCATCGCGATCGTGCACGACACGGCCAAGTACGACGTGATCGGGTTGACCAGCTACGTCGAGGAGGATAGCGCCGGCGTGTGGGCGCCGAACACGGTCGTGCAGTGGCAGGGGGAGTACGTCGAGAACATCCAGCTCGAGCTGTGGTGCAACCACAAGGCGGAGCGGCGCGCGTTGCTCGCCGGCATCGAGACCGCCCTGTCCCCGACCGAGCAGATGAGCGGGGTGCGGTTCCACATGCCCGACTACTACGATCAGCTGGTGTGCTTCACGCTCAACGACCGGCGGCTCATTGACGAGCCCGACAGCCTGCGCAACCGCAGGCGGGCCACGCTCGGGATCGAGATGCGGTTCAACGTGGTGGCGCTGGTCAACACGGTGCCGATGCGGCCGACCGTGGTGGTGGAGGTCGACGACGGGTCGGACGGCAACCCCGTCGTGCTCCCGCCCGGCTCCCCGTCCGTGCCTCCCTGACCCCGACGAAACTCGAGTTTCGTCGGGAGGGTGGGGGAAGTGGACGGGGGGGAAGGGTGGGACGTAGCCTCGGTGCGTGTTCCCGGGAGTCCCGCCCGAACCGCAAGGAGTCTGACCGATGTACGTGCGACGCTTCCAGAGCGACCCCGGTGACACCGTCCTGCTCGAGATCGAGTCGATCAACATCCTCGACCTGACGCCGCCCGCGAGCTTCACCGGGGTGGGGTCGGGCACCGTCATCGTGGTCGGCGAGTTCGAGAACGGCCCGTACAAGACCCCCCAGCAGGTGCTGGGCGTGACGGACCTGATGCGGACGTGGGGCACGCTCGGCTACCAGTACGCGGGGGCTGCCGCCGCGTACCCGTCGGCGCCGGTCCGGCAGGCTGATGGTGGGCTGCCCGAGTACTGGAACGGCAACGCGTTCGTGCAGATGAGCGGGCTCAAGTTCAGCTCGCTCATCGCGGTGCGGGTCGACACGTCGGTGGGCAAGGTCGAGTTCGAGGCGCAGGCGTACGTCGAGGGGGCGGTGGAGTTCAGTTACCAGCTCACGAGCGGGCAGGAGCTGCAGCTCACGCTCGCCACCGAGTTGACGACGCTGACGGCCTCGGCGGTGCTCCCCGTCGGCACGCTCTACGTGGACTCGACGACGGGCTTCGCGTCGAGCGGGACGATCGTCGTGGACGGCAACACCGTCGCGTACACGGGGGTGACGGCGGGTAGCAACCCCTCGTTCACCGGGTGCTCGGGCGGGTCGGGCGCGGTCTCGGCGGGGGACGTCGTGATGGGCGGGACGATCTCGACCGCCGCGGAGACGTTCACGGGAACGCCCGCGATCGTCGACGGGGGCTCCGGCAGCTACCCGGTGTCGCTCGCGGGCGGCACGCTCATGCTCGCCTACGACAGCGGGGCGAACTTCACCGTCACGTTCCAGAGCGGGGACAACACGGTCGCGCAGGTGGCGAGCCGGATCAACGCGTACGCGGGCTTCACGTTCGCGACGGTCGCGTCGAGCAAGCTCGTGCTGACCGGGCTGCTCGCGGGCAAGCTCGGCAACGTCAGCGTCGTGAGCGGCAGCGCGGGCGTGCTGGCGGCGATCGGGCTGACGGGCGGCACCACCGCGGGCGGGGGCAACGTCAACAACATCAACAACGTCGCGTTCAGCGAGGTCAAGACCCTCGTGGAAGCGGGCATCACGGGCACGCGAGTCGAGCTCAACTCGGCCGGCGCGCTGCGGGTCAGCAACACCGCGTCGCCGGGGACGGGCGCGCTGCTCGTCGCGTCCGGCACGACCGCCGCGGGGCTCGGCTTCACCGTGGGCGAGATCAGCACGGCGACGGACAACGCCTCGGGCACCATCCCGGCCGGGACGATCGTGACGAACGCGGCGGCGACCGCGCTGCTCGTCACCACGCAGGACTGCCCGGTGCTGGCGGGGAGCCCCGGCCCCTACACGGTGCCGGTGCGGTTCGCGATCGACGACGGGAGCGGCACCATCCAGTCGGCCAACACGCTGACGGTCATCCAGTCGGCGCCGTCGCTCGGGAGCTTCGCGGTCGACAACCCGCAGGCGACGACCGCCGCGCTGACCGAGAGCCAGATCGACGCCGCGTACGCGGCAGCCATCCAGGCGACGACCTCGGTCAACAGCGTGACGAAGATCGCCAACCTGATCGTGAGCGCGCGCCAGTCGAACACCGTGCGGAGCCAGCTCCGGCAGAACGCACTCTACGCGAGCGACAACGGGAGCTACGGGCGCGTCGCGTGCGTGAGCCCCCCGCTCAACACGCCCCCGAGCGTTGTAATGGGCGCGAGCGCGCCGGGCGTGGTGGCGACTCGCGACGAGCGGGTCGTCTACTGCTACGTCGGCCGCAACACGTTCGTGCCGCTCATCGGGCAGGTGGGGATCACGGGAGGCGCGGGCTTCAACGCGACCGGCAACGTGGACGTGCACAGCGACATGCTGATGGCGAGCATCTGCAGCCAGCTCCCGCCCGAGGAGAACCCCGGGCAGGCGACGACGTTCACGACAAGCGTGAACGGGATCGAGACGGGGGCCAACGTGCAGGGCTTCGACATCAGCGACTACACGGCGTTCAAGGCCGCGGGCATCGCGGCGCTCCGCATGGACGAGGGGGTGGCGGTGTTCCAGTCGGGCGTCACGAGCGTCGACCCGACGGTGTACCCGCAGCTCGTCCGGATCGCCCGGCGCCGCATGGCCGACTACATCGAGGACTCGATCGCGTCGCCGGCCAAGCAGTACGGCAAGCGGCTGTCGATGCAGGCCCGGCGCAAGGCGCTCAAGGGGGAGATCCGGGGGTTCATGGCGAGGCTGCTCAACAAGAACAGCCCGGGCCGGCAGCGCATCGCCGGCTACACCGTGACCGACACTGACGGCAACTCCGACACGACCTTGTCGGCCGGCATGTACCGGATCACCACCAAGGCCAAGACGCTGCCGAGCCTCGACAGCATCGTGATCGCGTGCACGGTCGGCGACGACGTGGACGTGACCGAGATCCTCCCGGCCAACGCCTGAGCGCACACCACCCCTAGTCCAGCACGAAGGAACGAAGAACCATGTCCACTGCTCAAAGGCTGAAGGGCCAGGAGGTCAGCATCCTGATCGTGCAGGACGGCGTCCTGCAGGACACGTTGGTCGATATTCAGAACTTCAACCTCGAGCTGGAGTTCGAGATCAAGAGCCAGGGCTACCTGGGCGAGAAGACGAACCGGAAGGACTACGTGTTCAACGGGGCCAAGTTCGACGGCGAGCTGCACGTGCACACCGAGGACTTCCTGGCGTTCGCGCAGGCCGTCCACGACAAGGCGCAGCGCATCACCCCCGACACGGTGTTCAACATCACGGGGGTGTTCAGCTTCCCGAACGGCGACCAGCCGGAGCTGCTGCTCAACGACGTGTCGTTCGGCCCGATCCCGATCAACGCGGGGAGCCGGGGCGACTACGTGAAGACGAAGATCCAGGGAGAGGTCGAGGACATCGAGATCCAGCTCTCCTGACGAGCCCAGAGGAGGCGCGACTCATGGGTGGGGAGCGATGGCGCGAGCTTCGGCTCGCTGGGTGCGCCTCCTAGAGCGCCGTCGCTCCCCGTCCACCAACCCGAGAATCGAGGCGCACGATGACCGAGCAGAGGAAGGCACCGCCGTCGTTCGGCGACGCGGCCAGGCAGATGATGACGCCGGGGGCGCCCCGGCTGACCGAGGCGGAGCAGCACGAGGTGGAGGCCGAGGAGGACGCGCCCGACCCGAGCCCGCTTGCCAGCAAGGCCGCCGACCCCGGCGACGAGGATGAGCTGCCCGAGTGGGTGAAGATGCCGGGCGGGCTGGCGATCCCGCCGTACAAGCAGGTTGGGTACATGCGGTTCAAGCCCGAGCTGACGGAGCGGCCGGACCTCGGCGAGCGGACGTGCGTGACGTGGGGGCTGAGCGTGGCGGACGAGCGGCTCGCCAAGCAGGCGGCGAGGGGCGAGTCGACGCGGCTCTACGAGGAGATGGCGAAGCGAACGATCCGGGTGGTGGACGGTCACCGGGCCGACTGGGCGGGCCGCAAGACCGCGGCGGGCAGCGTCGTGCGGTTCTGGGAGGAAATCGGGCCGAAGGCTCGCATGTTCGTCATCAACCAGTACCTGCAGACGCACACGCCGAACGCCGAGGAGACGGCGGATTTCTTCTTGAACTGCTGCGTGTACAGGACCGCGGCGGTTGGATAGACGACCCCTGGGAGACTCCTGATCCCTACGAGGTGCACGACTCGCTCGGGCGGCTCGTGCGGGTGTGGACCGGAACCGGGGTGGACGCGTGGTGGCACCACTCGCTCGACCTCGACCCCGAGGAGCTGGGGCGGCACCGCCGCCACCAGATGATGGCGCTGGCCCGCTACGCCCGGCAGCCGCTCGGGCAGTGGGAGGAGGTCGGCGTCGACGAGCTCGACGCCTGGTACGGGGAGCTGGGCGAGCTGCTCAAGCGGGAGAACGCGCCCTCCCCGCTGGTCGAGGAGCTGTGATGGCTTGCGGCGCGGCGCGGTCGTGATAGGGATGGGGGCAGGAGGCACTGCGATGAAGAAGGACACGAAGAAGGCTGGCACGAAGGGCACGGCGGCGAAGGGGAAGAAGGCGCGCAAGGCGAAGGCCCCGCGCGACCCCAAGCCGGCGCAGGTCTGACTCGCCGAAACTCGAGTTTCGGCGGGGGGGTTGTGCTAGCTTGAACCCCGTCGCGTGAGCTGCCGTCCCCCCCGGCGCACCGCGACCCCGACCGCCCGGCCCGCAAGAGCTGGGCGGTCCTGTTTTGTGCGGCAGTGGCGGGCCCGGCGTCGCCGTCGTACCCTCGGGGCATGGCGGACGAGCCCGAAGTCAGGATCAGGATCGTAGCGGACGACCAGAGCGAGGCCACGCTCGAGAAGGTCAAGGCCGGCTTCGAGCACGTCGAGCAGTCGACCAAGCACGCGGCAACGGCCGGGCACGACCTCGCCGGGGAGGTGCTGAAGGGCAACATCTACTTCGAGCTCGCCAAGAAGGGGGCCGAGGCCGTCGCCGAGGCCGTCAAGGTCGGCGTCGAGTCGATGGAGAAGATGACGGAGGCGTCGCTCGAGGCCGCCGAGGCGCAGGAGAAGCAGGAGCGGCAGATGGCCGGCTACCTGTTCCTGATGGACCAGGGCAAGCACTCGATGGCGCAGCTGCGCGACTACACGGGGCAGCAGCGCGAGGAGTTCGAAGCGTTCGGGATGAGCGCGGGCATCGCCGTGAAAGACCTCGTCGGCGCGTACGACAATCTCATCGAGCGCGGCAGCATGTCGAGCGAGAAGGCCAAGGACCTGACCGAGCAGATGGCGATCGTCGGCAAGGTCGTGCCGGGCGGGATGGAGGGGCTCGCGCAGGGGATGAGTGGGGTCGAGATGGGGATGGTGCGGGCGCGCAACCCGGTCGTGCAGCTCATCGCGGCGACCCACCTGCTGAAGGGCAACGCGCGCGACGTCGCCCAGCAGATGCAGAAGATGAGCCCCGAGCGACAGATGGAGCTGGCCGAGCGGGCGATCGCGAGGCAGGCCGACGCGCTGAAGAAGATGGGGGCGGCGGTGCCGACGATGGAGCAGCTCAAGACGAGCTTCGAGGGGGTGAAGGAGAGCTTCCTCGAGTCGATGGGCAAGCCGATGCTGGGCGCGCTGGTGCCGCAGCTCGCCCGGCTCCGCGACTACCTCGTGCAGCACATCGAGGAGATCAAGGCGTTCGGGGAGAGGGTCGGGAGGGCGGCGTCCGACGTGATCGAGTATGTCGGCACGGCGCTCGACGGCATCTACAGCGGGGTGTCGGAGAACTGGGAGGAGTTCCGGCAGACGTTCCACCAGATATGGGGCGACTGGGAGGACGCGTGGGCCTCGGCGACGAGGTCGACCGGGGACATCAAGGTGGAGTTCTACGAGATCGGGGTGACGCTGCGCAACGTCTTCGTCGAGATCATGCGGTACGTGAAAGCCGCGGGGGAGGTCATCATGGACGCGAGCGACCTCTGGTCGCAGGTGGCGGCGGCCAAGGACGAGTTGATCGGGGGCAAGGAGTTCGACGAGCACGGCAACAAGGTGGTGCACAAGGGGCGCGCGGTCGGCAGCACCGACGCGAGCATCCAGGCGGCGGCCCTCGCCGAGCAGGCCCGCAACCCGATGCAGTCGCAGCAGGAGTGGGAGCGGAACAAGGATGTGTTCGTCGCGAAGGCGCAGAACGCCGGCATGAAGCCCGAGGAGGTCGACGCGTACGTGGCGGGGCTGGCGAAGGTGCACGACCAGTTCGAGAAGGCCGCGCAGGACGACAAGGCGGCGGTGGCGAGCCAGAACTGGGCGAAGGTGAACGAGGCGCTGCAGTACAACATCGACCACCACCAGGAGGCGCTGAACGACTACGTGATCCAGCAGATCGCCGAGAGCGAGCAGGCGCGCGACGCTTTGCTGCACGGGGGGATCACGATCGCGGGCGGGATGGACGCGATGATGAAGCTCCTGAACGAGAAGGCACCCGAGCTGGCGGCGAAGCTGCGCGGCGCGCTCAACCCGCTGTCGGGCAAGGGCATCACGGCCCCGAAGCTCACGCAGAACTTCCACGGGGGCATCCACATCAAGCAGGACTTCAAGGACCAGGACCCGGACCGCATCCTCCTGACGTTCCGGCGCGACCTGGCGAACGCAGCGGCGAACCGAACGGTCTCCCGCGTCAGCACTCCGTTCGGTTTCTGAGGAGGCGGTCAGGGAAGTTTCCCCTGGGGCGCGCGGGTGGTACGGCTGTGGGAGCAAGGAGATCGCACATGCCGACCCCGCTCAACCCGTTCGGGCATTCCAACTCGTCCAGCTCATCCCCCAGCTCCTCCTCGTCGAGCACCGACTCTTCCTCGAGCGGGTCGTCGAGCAGCTCGTCCTCGAGCGACTCTTCGAGCTCCTCCTCGAGCAGCTCGTCCTCCTCGTCCAGCTCGTCCTCCTCGAGCAGCAGCTCGTCGGACGACCACGGCTCGGCGCTCGCCATGTGGGCGCACAAGATGGGCGCGGCGCCCGGCGGTGGTGCCCCCCCGCAGTAGCCCGCCACCTTCGCCGAAACTCGAGTTTCGGCGCGACCCGAGGCAGGCATGAGCTACTCGTCCGTCATCACCATCGAGGAGCTGTCGGCGGCCGGCGGCTCCACCTTGCAGGTCGTCACGCTGGTCGGCCCGGGCCTGCCGTTCATGGGGGCGGAGTGGGGCGGCGAGAACAACGTCGTCACGACGTGGTACCCGGGCAACGCCGACGAGGGCACGCAGCAGAACCTCGGGCCGAAGGAGGTGCCGTCGTCGTGGCAGGGCGACTGGCGCCGCACCATGATGGGCTCGTGCCCGTCGCAGTACCAAGACTCGACGGGCAACGTGTCGCAGGTGGTGGACCCGAGCGCGCTGCGCGACGCGCTCGAGACGATCTTCCGGGCGGGGCGCCGACTCCGGGTCACGTGGACGACCACGCAGGAGGCGGACGGCACGACCCCGCAGGCGTACCCGATCACGGGCTCGATCGTGCGCGAGGGCAGGGCGAAGACGTGGAAGTTCAAGCATCGGACGATCCACGACATCGAGTGGGACATCACGTTCGACTGGGCGTCGAGGGGCGCCACCACCCCGCGCGTGACGAGCACCCGGGCGCCGGCGATGTCGGCGGCGGGCTCGGCGTACCTGGCGGCGCTCCAGATGCTGCAGAGCGCGGCCAACCAGCCGTTCCTGCAGCTCTCGTTCTGCGCGGCCATCACGCTCGGCAACTTCGACGCGACCTCCCCGATCGCGGTCGACCAGGCGTCGGCGACGGTCGACCTCCTGGCGGGGCTGCAGGACGACTACGACAGCCTCACGACGATCAACGCGAGCCTGCCGGACCAGCCCGTGCAGGTCGTCCAAGCGGCGGTGGCGCACGCGGCGGACGCGGTCGACCAGTCGGACGCGATCTACCAGCAGTACAGCGCGGTGCCCGCGGAACTGCTGAGCGCCAACACGGACGCGGTGAGCGTGCTTCGGGCGCTCGCGTTGTTCGCCCCGATCCCCGACGCTGCCCTGCAGGCCGAGATCCAGGCGTGGTCGTTCTGCCAGAAGATGCGCGACTCGCTGCCGCAGCACGCGGGCGCTCTGTCGGGCCGCAACCGCGCCGCCTCCGGCCCCGACCCGCGCACGGTCATCACGATCTACACGGTGCGCGACGGCGACACGCCGCAGTCGATCAGCGCGCGCTTCTACCAGACGCCCGACCACGCGGCCGACATCATGCGAGCCAACGGGCTCAGCTGGCACACGACGTCGCTGCCGACGGGGCGGCAGCTCGTCATCCCCGTGATCTCGGCGGCGCAAACCGTCTAGCGCGGCGGGTCCCCGAACAGGAGGCGGCGCGCGAGCCGCAGGCGCGCCAGGAAGCCTTGCTCGTCGCGCAACCAGTGAAGCGCGACCTCCCGCTTGACCCACTCGGTCCTCACGTTCACCGGCCTCGCCTCGTCGATCGCCCGGGTGAGCGCGTGGTCGAAGTGGTGGAGCGTGACGGGGCGTCCTAACCACACGAGGTCGGGGGGAGTGTCCATGCGACCCTTATGCCACGGGCGCGGCGAAACTCGAGTTTCGTTGGAAGGGGAGGGTTGGGTCGCTCGGTGGTAGG